TCTGTCCAAACATGGACTTGGAACCAGACTATAAAAATGGGAACTCCTAAAGCTCCATTTCAAAACTATGACTGGCCTAATCCCCCTGGAATTACTTGGTATCGGAATTGGCAAGAAGCTGGCAATGTTCAGCTACCTTTCCCAACTCCATTTAGACCATTTGATTGGCCAAATCCAAAGAGTCTCTACTGGTATAGAGATTGGTATCAGAGTCCAGCTCAACCCATTCCGCAAACACCATTCTTTCAATCAGATTGGCCCCTGCCTAAAATATTAACATGGGATCGTTTCTGGTCTCAAAGCCCGTATCAACCATTACCACAGACTCCGTTCTTTCAGTCTGACTGGCCTTTACCTAGAACATACTCTCCAATACAACAGTTCTGGGCAGAATCTGGTAACGTCCAGTTACCATTCCCTACACCATTCTTCCAAATAGTAGACGCTCCCTTAAGACCTGTTGCACAGCCAATAGATCAGACATGGATACAGAATTTATTAGAAACATTCTTATTTGTTCCTTTTCCGTTCACACAATCTGATTGGCCTAATCCTAGAGCAGCCCAACAACCAATTCTCATATGGACTAACAGTCTACCTCCAGGTGTAGTAGGTGTTCATGGAACTCCCACGTCTCAACATGATTGGCCTCTTCCTAAAACTAATCCACCTATAGATCAATTCTGGTTTGTCTCTACTTCTAATCTTCCCATTCCTTCACCACCCCCACCTCCACAAGAGTTCTTTGGAAGTAAGACATGGACTAACGAGGAATGGACCAGAAAGTTAACTGAATATACTAGAGCTAGACAACATCTATCTTTGAGTCAACAAGCGAGAAATTTAGCTAATACAAGATGGAAGAAATAAGTCTATCAAGTGCCGGAGGCAAGGCTAGAGCCTTGGTTTTAAGCGGCAAACATAAATCTAAAATAGCATCAAATGCGGCAAGCATCAGATGGAAAAACAACAAAATGCGGCAAGCAGCCGCAATAAAGAAAGGAATGCGGCAAGCATGAAAACCCCTAGCAATCACATGGCTAACAAAGGTGTTAGCTCTTACGAACATCACATGGACTCTGCACGTCCCGCTCATATGGGTTCAAAGAATTCTGAACCTCATAGTATGTCTGGTGGCTCTGCCCCAGGCCCTGGCGCACATATGGCTCCCACTAGCCTTCATAACTTCTCAGGCGGTGGACCAACGCATGTCGCCAATTCATCTTCTATGTCTGGCGGACAGCACGACTTAGGTATGTAATATGCCTGGATTAGATCCTCAAGAAGTAGTTAGAGCTGGAAGAGCCCAAGCTAATGCTCGTAAACAAGCTGGCCGTCAACAGATGGGCCAGATGTACGATGCAATGATGGGCGCTGTTCAAGACCCTCAAGATCATCCCGCTAACAATGTCTCTCATCCTCATGGTAATAGGAACCGTCCAGATGCCACTATTCCTCTGAACGTCCCTCAGAGTATAGGTAATACCAAAGATTATGAGGATGGTATAAACTATTGATTCTTCAACTTAATCCTCCTATCTGGTTGTCTACTCCTAAAGGAGACGCTCTCTGCCATTTCTTAATAGATTATGGTGTAGAGTTAGATATGGTATGGGGTTGTTTCAGTGAAGATGGTGAGATTTGGTTCTGGCCTAATCAACAAGTACGTGCAATTAAAAACATAACAATGCTTAGAGATAAACCTGAAAATGCCTACAGAATTGAGAAAATCTGATTTAGATAATCTTCAATGGGCTTTAGATTTCATTAACAACTACGAGAGAAAACATGCCAGCAGGATACGAAAAAATAAGAGATTCCTTCGTTAAGAAAGGCATGTCTACTAAATCAGCTAAGAAACATGCAGCAATGATTTGGAACTCACAACATAAAGGAACCGGCCAAACAGTCGGGAAAGGAAGAAATTAATGACCGGATTTAATGTACCTCAAGGTGCTGTAGTATTAACAGCTAATGCATCTAGTAATACAGGTGCAGCTATCGCAGCAACTATATCTAATGTATCAGGAACTGTAGGTAAAACAATATATCTAGCAGGATTTAGTTATCAGAGTACAAGCGCTACAGCAGCAACAGTGGTTCAAGCGACTGTTACATATTTTAATGCAGCAGGTGCAGTAACTATAGGTTCTTTTGATTATCCTGTTGGAGCAGTAGCTCCAGGAACTATGCAAGCACCAATGGTCATAAATCTTGATCCTCCGATGTTTAGTCCCTTACCTCAAAATGGTATTGCTAGTGGCGCAGGACCTAATATAGGTGCAATTAATATCTCTGTTTCAGCTCCAGGATCAGGAGCAACTGCAACTGCTCTTAATGTCTGGGGTTATTCTCTTTAACTAAATGGAACCTTGGATACAAATAGTTTCTACTCTAGCTCAAACAGGAATCATTCTAGCCGGAGCTTTCATAGCTATCGGAGGAGCCAGGGTCCAACTTGAAAACCTGGGTAAAAGATTTGAAAGTTTAGATAAAAGAGTTGATAAAGTAGAAACGTTGTTAATTCAAGTAGCTAGACAAGACGAGAGAATGAACGCTATGGATCAGCGTTTATTAGCTCAAGGTAAACGTATAGATAGATTACATAATGCCTCGTGGAAGACCGAAGAAGAAAACAATTAAACTAATTAACTCTATCGAAGATGTAAGGCAAGAACGTAAAGAACTCTGTCAGGCTTCATTAATAGAATTCACTAAACTTCTTCAACCTCAACGTGTATTAGGAAACATCCATTTAGAAGGTCTATCTTGGATGGCCTCTGAGAGTTCAGGAGATAATCTTCTCCTATTACTTCCTAGAGACCACGGTAAATCTTGGATGACCGTCATGTATACAGCTTGGGAAGTTACAAGAAATCCAGCAGTAAGAATTCTTTACATTTCTTCAACCAGTAATTTAGCTACTAAACAACTGAAAGCCGTAAAAGACATTCTTACTTCTGATACTTATCGTCTATATTGGCCAGATATGATTCATCCAGAAGAGGCCAAAAGAGAGAAATGGACAGAAAGAGAGATATCAGTTGACCATCCCTTACGTAAAAAAGAATTCATCAGAGACCCCACAGTCTTCACAGCAGGACTCACTACAAACATTACTGGACTACACTGCGACATCGCCATTCTCGATGACGTTGTCGTCGCAAAGAACGCTTATATCGAAACTATGCGAGAAAAGGTCACTGATCAATATGGTTACCTGTCTTCAATCAAAGGCGCAATATCTAAGGAAATAGTAGTCGGTACAAGATACCACCCTAACGATTTATATGCAGACTTACAACAAAAGGAAATACAAGAATTCGATGATTTGGGAAACGTACTCGGGGTCGGCCCCCTATTCAATGTTAAAGAATTTCCTGTCGAAACCGCTGGAGATGGAACGGGTCAGTTCCTTTGGCCTCGTCAACAAAGGTACGATGGAAAATGGTTCGGATTTGATGCAAGAATACTCAATGAAAAACGGGTTCAATACCAGAATCCAGTACACTTCAGGGCCCAATACTATAACGATCCGCACGATGCCTCGTCTTCTCCCATCAACAGAAGCCTCTTCCAATACTACGACAGAGACTTCCTCGTCATGCAAAAAGGAAGATGGTACTTCAAAGCCCGTCCTCTCAACATCCTTGCCTCAGTTGACTTTGCTTACTCCCTCAATGAAAAGGGAGACTTCACCTCAATCGTCGTCATCGGAGCAGATGGAGAACTCAACTACTATGTCCTCGATGTCGACCGTTTCAAGACTAAATCCGTTGGAGAATATTTTAAAAGAATTCTTAAGCTATACGAAAAGTGGGGTTTTCGGAAATTACGAGCTGAAGTCACGGCAGCCCAAACAGTGATCGTCAATGATCTCAAAGAAAACTACATTCGACCAATGGGACTGTCTCTCGTCATCGAAGAGTTTCGTCCTTCCAGATGGCAAGGTTCTAAGGAAGAACGAATCCTTGCAACGCTGGAACCAAAATACGCCAATAGGCAAATCTGGCATTATATGGGGGGCCACTGTCAAACTCTTGAAGAGGAGCTAGTATTTGCGAATCCTCCGCATGATGACATTAAAGATGCTCTTGCTTCTGCTGTGGATCTCATTACAGCGCCGGTTAATATCCTTAGGTATCGTAAAGATACTACCCCATCCTTTCAATATCATAGTCGTTACGGAGGTGTAGCCTAATGCAACTAACTCTTATGAACGGCATTCCTCTTAAAGTTAACAAAGAAAAGATCTCTGATATCGGCCCTCATATCGATGGTGGAGCAGCAATTATAGTAAACGGAAACACATATCATGTCGAAGAGACTGTAGATCAGATTTTGAAATTAAGTAAATGACCGGAAAAGTATTAGAACTACAAAATGTAATAGCTCCTGACCAACAAGCTACTCAAATCACTGAGTACTTTACTCAATGGGATTTATTACGTAATGCATGGAAAGTAGAGAAGGAAGAGATTCGTAGATATGTCTATGCAACCGACACTACTAAAACGACCAACGCACAGTTACCTTGGAAGAATAAAACGACTGTTCCGAAGCTTTGTCAAATCTCCGACAACTTATATTCTAACTATACCGCCACACTATTCCCACAACGCAAATGGTTGGTATGGGAAGCTAACGAACGTGACGCGAATAGTAGAGAAAAACGAGATGCCATTGCTAACTATATGCAATGGGTCATCTCGCAGCCTTCCTTCAAGCATGAGTTGGACAAAATTATCATCGACTACATACACTTTGGCAATTGCTTTGCCACAGTCGAATGGAATGATCAACGAGTCGAGTTGGATAATAAAGTTCAAGCCGGTTACGTGGGGCCATCAGTTCGACGTATTTCCCCTCTCGATATTGTTTTCAACCCCACCGCAGAAAACTTCCAAGATAGTCCTAAGATCGTACGATCCTTAACTTCAATGGGAGAAATACAAGAACGTCTTGAACGTATGTCTCAAGACGAAATGACTGATGATTATAGAAAATTATATAACTATCTCAAAGAAATTAGATGGACTGCCCGTACGTGGCAAGGTGATTGGATCCAAAGAGATCGTTTATATGCTATGGAAGGTTTTACTTCTTTTCGTAATTATCTCATGTCAAATTGGGTTGAAACTCTCACATTCTATGGTGACTGGCATGATACATATACAGAAGAGTTTAAAAAGAATAGAGTAGTAACCGTTGTTGATAGACATAAGCTCATTTCAGATAAACCTAATCCAAGCTATTTTGGCAATCCTCCTATATTTCATGTTCCGTGGAGAAAAAAGCAAGATAATCTCTGGGGTATGGGTCCTCTTGATAATCTCGTCGGTATGCAATATCGTCTCGATCACATTGAAAACATGGCAGCTGATGTTTGGGACTTGGTAACATACCCTGTCCAAATGGTCACAGGATTCGTAGAAGAATTTGTCTGGGAGCCTGGAGCTAAGATATTCGCAGGTGAAGAAGGCAAAGTAGAACTAGTCACGCCTGACGTCCAAATCCTCCAAGCAGACATGAAGCTAGAACGTCTAGCTGGTCTAATGGAAGAGATGGCCGGTGCTCCTAAAGAAGCCATGGGTTTCAGAACTCCAGGAGAAAAGACTAAATATGAAGTCCAGAGATTGGAAAATGCCGCAGCACGAGTATTCCAAAATAAAATTAAACAATTTGAAGAGCAAATGGTTGAACCCTTACTTAACGCGATGTTGGAACTCGCGCGTCGAAACATGGTCGGAGTTACAACTATTAAGGTTTTTGATACTCAGTATAATGATGTTTCGTTCCAAGATTTAACTGTAGAAGACATCACAGGCATTGGTCGTATTAAACCAGTAGGAGCCAGACACTTTGCAGAACAAGCGGACCTTATACAAAATCTTACACAACTCACATCTTCAGGTCTATGGCCTACAGTCCAACCTCACTTCTCAGGTCTTAAACTAGCTCAAATCCTATCTCAATACTTTAACATTGACGATTACGATGTCGTACAGCCTTATGTCGCACTTGCGGAACAGGCAGACGCTCAAAAGAAAACCAATGCTCTGCAAGAACAAATCCATATGGCAGCAGGCACTGCTACAGGATTAGGAGAAGATTACCACTTATCCCCGGTACCCAGAGGCCAAGCCTCAAGTGTTCCTCAAATAGGAGGACAAGGACAGTAATGTCTAGAGACTTTATCGAAAAGCTAGAGACCCTAGTTACCAAAGATATAGATTCCACTAACAAAGCTAAGATAACAATTATAGCTTATGATAACCCTAATTGGGTTTATCGTCAGGCAGATACTAATGGCTATTTGAGAGCCATGAATAATATACTCAAATATATTGACCAATATAAGAAAAAAGAAAAGGAATCAAAGAGTGACCGACTCACTGATGTCTACACCAAAGACGGACCCATTATCACTGGACCCCCAGCCCCTGGATCATACCCGGAGCTACCTTAACGAATTAGTAGGTGAAGGTAAACGATATGACTCTCCAGAAGCAATAGCACGAGCTAAAGTTTATGCAGACGATCATATCAAAAGACTCGAAACCGAAAATAAACAGTTAAGAGAAGATGGTCTCAGATATAGGGACGAAAATATAGCTAAACAGAAACTTGAAGACCTTCTTGACCAACTACAAGGCCGAAAGACTGAAAAGCCTGAAGAGGACAAACAACCCATCGTCCCTAAGGAAAACGCTATTGATTATCGACAGATTGAAAGTCTGATTGAAAATAAGTTAAAACAGACCGAATTAACTCGAACATACAACCAGAACTTAACCACTGTCCAACAGAAATTAAAAGAGAGATATGGTGAAGACTATGTCCCTCATTACAAACAACAGATAGACTCATTAGATTTGTCTAAAGAACAGGCGGATGAAATGGCTCGTAGAACTCCAGCAGCATTTTTAAAGATGTTAGGTATCGATCAAGCTCGACTACCCCAGCAGCAGTTCTCTCCACCTCCTCGTTCTCAGACTAATAATCCCCAAGCTCCCGCTACTACGCCTCCAGAAAAACGTACCTGGGCGTATTACGAGAACTTACGTAAGACAAATAAAACAGCCTATCTAGATTCAAGAACACAGGCCCAAATGTTTCAAGATAAAATGCAACTAGGCGATGCCTTTGACGATGCAGGTTTTGATCCTAATTTGGGAGGTATGAGATAATTTAAGGATTAGAATAAAATGGCTGGCTTTAATGTAGCCAATACCCCTAATCTAATAAGGACTCAAGTCTGGTCAAACCAGATTAAGCAGCTCTTGTTAGATGACCTGGTTGCCATGAAGTTCGTCCGTATGATTAGCGATTTCCCAGATGGGTTTACGCTTAACATTCCCTCGATTGGCGAGGCTGAGACTGCTGACTTCACTGAAGGTCAAGCAATTAAGTACAATAGTATGGATACTGGTAACTTCACGTTCCAGTTCGATAACTATAAATACTCAGCTAATGCTATCTCTGAGAAGTTTAAGCGAGACAGCTATTATAGCGCAGATGTGATTGCAGCCTTCGTGCCGCGTCAACATCGTGCTCTTATGGAAGCTGTCGAGACTAACATTCTCGCTAAAGCTAATGCCGGACAGACTGCAAGCAACCCGAATATTATTAACCTCGCTGACCACAGGTTTGTGGCCACAGGTGCGGGTTCTGCAATCGCATTCCCAGACTTTGCTCGTGCTCGTTATGCCTTAACCAAGGCTAACGTTCCTCTGAACAATCTCTGTGCAGTTGTCGATCCGTCCGTTGCATACACCCTAGAAACCCAGGCTAATGTCGTTAACTTGTTAACGCCAGCAGTCCGTTGGCAGGAACTTCCTCTGGAAGGTCTCGTCTCTGGTTTCAAATTCCGCTTCAATATCTTTGGTTTCGATGTCTATGAGTCGAACTATCTTCCCACGATTACTGCTGAGACGATCACCTCTGGTGGTGTTGCTGGCTCCGTTACTAACGGCGTCGCCAACTACTTCTTCTCTGCAACTCCTGGCGATACTCTTCCATGGGTCGGAGCCTTCCGTCAGATGCCCACCGTTTACTCGGAGTTCAATAAAGATCTCCAGCAAGAGGAATATCTGACTATCTCGGAATGGGGTTTCAAGCTTTATCGGCCAGAGAATATGGTCACCGTCTTAACGAACACTTCGGTTGTTCCGAGCTAAGAAAGGACATATAACATGGTCGCAGGCTCTTGGTATAATCAAGACGGAATTGTTCTGCAGTATGGCACGCAGAAAACAGTTCCAGAAATTGGTGGTGATTATCTCTACTACGGTGAAAATCGTGAAGTAGAGCAGTATATTCCACTTGTGCCTACTACGTGGGGAACTGGCGGTCAAGCCGTCCTTGCTCCACCCACTTCTCTGACGTTCGTTGGAACGGGAACTGCTGCGGCAGCTGGTATTCAGTCTCTGACTACCATTATGCCCTTGCAGATTACTGCTCCCCAACCCGCCTCAGGAAGTGCTTTAACGCTGTCTAATCCACAGCTGTTCATCGAACGAGTTGAACTTCTCACTCTTCAAACTGTCGCACCGACGACTAACACCATGACTGTTGGTCTGGTCACTACCACTGTTGGTAGTCCCAGCTCAACCTTCACCCAGGTTACTCCTGGCACGGGTGCTCAGCTTATCGGTATGACAACGCCACTTACGCTTAACACTGCTGTTGGTACGATGGGGGATTATACCCTATTTACCACCTCTGGTGTGGCTAATGCTGGTGCTCCTGGTGCAGCCTTCGGTGGCACCGCGGGTACAGGCGGTGGTGTTCCGATTGCAACTACCGGTAATGGTGGTGCATGGGTTGGCGCTAACACTCCGTTAGTCACTAATGCCATCACTCCTCTTCCGACTAGCGCGTGGATTTCAATCCTCACCAGTGGAGCGTTTACTGCGGGTCTCTTAAAGATTCGTATTAAGTACTTCATCTATGGTGCAATTAACGTCTAATTAGTAAAGGGGGCGTAAGCCCCCAATACTATAGAAAGGAAATAAATGGTTGATACTTCACGACGAATCGATTTAAGTGGGAATGATGTTATTGTTAACTCTTTAGCATTCGCACCTGCTGGGTCTATTCCAACAGGCGGAACACAAGGTAACATTGTTATTGATGTTAACGGAACCGCTCCGACTGTCAATGCAACTGCATCAGGCACAATCACATTTGCCATGATGACGGCAGGTATGTATTGCCATACCGGCGCTGCCGCTACTCTTACTTTTGACACAGCAGCTAATATTGTCGCTGGATTGAATAGTAATTACTCAGGAGCGACAATAGGTTCAACAGTAACTTTTGATATTACCTCTACTTCTGGTGTGACTACACTTAATATGGGATCGGGAGGCACATTGTCAACTGGTTCTACAGCAACTGTAGCCGCAGCTTCTCAAAGGACTTATATTCTGAGAATTACTAACGTAATAACTCCAGCATATACGGTCTATTCATAAAGAAAGTAATCTATGGCTGAAAATTATACTCCCATTGACGTACAAACATTCGTCAATGATACCTCAGCAGTGAACACTGTGAATAATAATTTCGCAGCCATTTCTACTGCTTTCACAGATGTCTTATCTAGAAGTGGAGTGAGTCCTAATCAGATGACCTCCCCTCTGGATATGAATAACAATCAAATAATTAATCTACCTCCTCCTTCAACTGCTAACTCTCCCGCTCGTCTAGTGGACATTGCACAAGGAACTATAACAGTTGTCACAGCAACTACAGGTAACTCTGGACACACAGTCCCATTCTTAGATGGAACCAATACCTGGTCTGGTGTCAATACTTTCACTGCTGGAATAATTGATGCAATTGTAAATCCAAGTTCTTTTACAACTAATAATCTATTTAACAGTGTCTCAGTCACAGGCGATAACTTAGATGCTAGTGGTGTTGGCAATGTCGCAGATGCATTCGCTGTCTATCTTGGATCAGGTGGATCATCTACTAAGGGAGCTAGACAAGCATTTCAATCTACCTTCCAACTAACCAGTCCTACTTCATCTTCAAACACAAGTAGGAATTACGTAGGTGGTATCTTTGTTTCTCAAGCTGTCTCTAACGATGGAGGCGGTGTAGGTACAGAGAAAGGTTCTATCTTTGGTGGAAACTCAACAGGCATTCTCAATGCTGCTGCCACAAATATGTCTGAACTCTGTTGTCACGAATTCAATACCATTGCTAATACAGGATCAACTGTCTTAGACAAATGGGGTCTTTCTGTGGTGCAGACTGCAAATGATGCTGTCTCTGGTTCACGTAACGATGCTGCTGTCCGTATTGTCAATCAAGCAGGTGCAACAAACTGGAAAAATGGTATTCAATTTGGTGATGGACTTAACCAATATCCAATCAAGACTACAGGAACTCTCATTAAATCAGTGAGTGGTTCCGCTGCCACAGGTATTGATTTCAGCACCACTACATTCTCTGGAGCAGCCTTTTCCTCTAATGCCTTCGCTGTCGGAAGCACTGGAACAATTATTACTGGTGCAGGTACTGTCGCTAACGGCTCTATTATCTTTAATGGGGCAACTAGTGGAAATCTAAACTTAACTTCAAATGCTACTGCAACTTTGTTAACACTATCTCAACCAATGCAGATTGGTGTTATTGGAACTACAGGCGGTTCATTAACTCTAGCAGGACAGACTAGCGGCTCTGCCATTATCTCTTGTGCAGCTACAGCAGGAACTCTGTTACTAGGTAATAGCAACGCATCTATTGATACTAGTGGTAATATGGTTTCTACTGGCAATATGAAGATTGGAAGTACAACTGCGCCCATAGCAGGTGGAGACACAGGCCATGCCTATTTCATGTCTTCTACCACTAATTTTGCAATCTACTATGGTTCAGGAGCACCATCTATTTCTGCTGCTCAAGGTTCTCTCTATATGCGAACAGATGGCAGTACTGGTGTTACTAGGGCTTATATAAACACAACTGGTTCTAATGTTTGGACCGCTATTAATACTGTTGCATAATAATGATTGAACAAAAACTTAAGATTATTCTTGGTGAGTATGTATTTAACATCGCTGCTCTTCAAGCTCAAGTAGAACAACTTCAACAGGAGATTGATAAACTCAATGCAGACAAGCCCCAACGGTCGAAAGCTAATTGAATCTTTTGAAGGTCTAATCCTTCAAGCCTATGATGATTATAATGATCATATAGTTAAGAAAGGGAGTAAGGTACATGGAACACTTACAATTGGCTATGGCCATACCAACAGTGCTGGCCCCCCTCTTGTTAATATTGGCGATAGTATTACTGAGTCCCAAGCTGATGAGATTCTATCGAATGACTTACATCAAGTTGAGAATCAAGTATCTTCGTTGGTCCAGGTCCCGTTAACTCAAAACCAATTTGATGCTCTAGTCTCTTTCCAATTCAATACTGGAGCCTTAGGGCATTCTTCTATCTTAACTTTACTAAATCAAGAAAACTACACAGAAGCTGCTGATCATCTTCTGTTATATAACAAAGCTAGTGGTCACGTCCTGGCTGGTCTGATTAGACGTAGACAAGCTGAACGAAATCTATTCTTAACCTAAAGGAAATATACATGCTTCAATTCTTATCTATGTTTGTCGGCCCTACTCAAATCGGTGGTTGGGTTCGTGCTGGCGTTGCCGCAGGCGCTACAGCCTTAGCTATGGCAACTGGACTACCTTTCGTCAATGATCCCGTTATTGTCGGTGGTATTGCAACTGCTCTATCTACTCTAGTCGTCGGTCTCTGGTCTTCGTTGACTAAGACTGGAACTATCAGTGTTCCTGTTGTCAATGGCTCAGTGGTTACTGTCGCTCATCCAGCTACTGTCACTATCCCTCATGAGTCTAATACCCACTAAGCTATAAGATGGCCACTCAAACCCTCTTAACCATGGTGCAGAACATACTTGCTGCTATGTCGAGTGATGAAGTTAATTCGATCTCAGACACAGTAGAGAGTATGCAGGTTGCCCAGATTATTCAGAATAAGTATTATGATATAGTTGCTCGTGGAGATTTACGTCTCGATGAGCAGCTATTTCAACTTAATCCATCTGATTCTCTTCTGTCTCCTACTCTAATGTTCTTACCAGCAGGTGTCAGTAGAATATCTTGGTTACAGTATTACGACACCAATCCAGAAGATAATACAACTCAAACTAGCCAGTTCGGAGCTTATAGTCACGATCTAAATGTCGATGTCATTTCTACGATTCAATGGAGTACCTTTTCTTCTTCTACCGTTACTATTCCCACAACCTTCCCGTCCACTGTTATTTTTACTCTTAGCACACCTGTACCTGCTGCTGTCGGACAACAAGTTACGGCTACTAGTGGCTTTAACTATATTAATGGCACTGTAGGCGCATATGTAGGCAATCTTTTAACTGTCAACGTAGTTAACTGGGCAGGTAATGGAACATTCAGTTCTTGGATAGTTAACAGTGTAAACTCATTTAACTTACCTCCAGGATATAGGTATGTCACTATTTTAGGCAATGATGAATTCCTAGACATGGTCAATAAATTTGATCTTACTCAAGTCAATGTTCAACCATATACCTTCTCTCAAGGAGGTAATACCTTCAATGCAAGGTATATGAATGACAGACAACCTTCATGGGCTACAGTAATAAGTAACTTCTATGTCTTGTTTGATAGCATTGATACTACTCAGGATTCTACTCTCCAAGCATCTAAGACTATGCTAATGGGGCAGATAGTCCCTCCATTCAGATTAGAAGATACATTCGTACCTCCTCTAGATGACCAAGAGTTCCCTCTGCTTCTTAATGAAGCTAAGGCATTAGCCTTCTTTGAACTTAAACAGATGCCTCATTCATTGGCAGACAGAGAGTTAAAGAGACAATGGGCAGTAACACAGAAAATGAAATCAATTGATAATAAGCCCTCTTACTTCGATCAATTACCATCATATGGTAGGTTTGCAGTAGGACCTTGGCTCAATTATCGTTATGGAACTAGATGGACTAGAAGTGGAGCGTTTCCATGGTAGAGTATGGTAAAATTAAATGGGCAGCTAATGTCGAGACCCCGTCTACCGATAGGGTCTTACTATTACAGGCTAGAGGTGATGAAAAGCCTCAAGATAATAAACTACGTATAAGAGCAGATGGACATCTCTGGCACTGTTCCTTTGAAAAGGGATGGCCTCCTGAAGCTCTAAAACAGAAATGGACTAAAGCTAGCGCTGCGGTAGCAGCAGTTAAAGAGTATTACGCTAAGAAGAAGATTGAAGTCACAGAAGAATAATGGTTGCCCAACAGACAGTACAGAATCATTTTATAGAAGGTCTTAAGACTGAATTCACTGGATTAAACTTTCCAGAGAATGCAGCTACAGATACTAATAACTGTGTCTATACTCTCATAGGAGATGTACAGCGTAGAGGTGGAATCAACTATGAAGAGAACTTCAAACTAAACAACATCAATCAACCCTCTGTCGCTAGGTCTTCT